AAAAGATGGCTAAGAAAAAAGCACTATTTGGAGTAAATAATTATCACAAACGCACACCTAAAAAACGTCCTGGCGTGCACACCAAAAATAAAAACAAAAGAAAACCACACAGAAAAAAATATAGAGGACAGGGCCGATAATGAAACCTATCATTATTACTCTGATGTATCTCACATTTCGAGGTGACATAAAATTACAATCTTTTTAAATTAATGAAAGTCGTCATCGCCGCTAGCATACAAATGTGGTACAAAAAGAGAAAAGAAAGAAAACATTTATGACTAACCATTATTATTATGTGTACAACGATAAGAAAGTAGTTGGTTATATGTGCAACGATAAGGAGCCAACATGACATTAATGCAAGAAATAAGTTTAGCCGCAAACAACTGGGAAAAAACAAAAGACCCAAAATACAAGGACCAGTGGTATAGCCTTGTTAAAAAATATTCTATGATTTACGCTTATCCAAAAAACACCTATCCCGAAAGGGAAAATAGGGGGATAGGTTTTAAAGGTGAGAAAAGTAATTAACTTTTGTCATAATCCTGCCACATTGTCAATATAATTTTACTACTTGACTATCCTACGTTTTATGTTAAATAAAATCGTGAAGGAGAAATATGACAGACACTAGTAAATATAAAAATATATCGTTGAAACACTCAACGTATAATAAATTAGATGGCCTATCAGAATTAATAGTTCCTGGTACAAAGTTATCTAAAAGTAAAACCGTAGAAATAATAGTAAACGAGAAAGCAAAGAAATATAATGGTAAACTCAAGGACAAGACAGGGAAATAGTTGGTTACAAGCCATAGAACCAGAACACAATAAAGAACCAGAACAATTACTTTGGATATCAGTTCTTACAAAAGCGGCAGACGATGCTTTAAATTGTAATGATTATTATGAATCACAAAGAGCAATTAACTGGTTTGTAAACAACTCTGCAAACTTTAAACAAGTATGTAGATTTGCAGGACGTGATCCTGAATATGTAAGAATGAGGCTCTTACCACGGCTCACGGAACGAGAAAGAGAAATTACCTCATACATGAGAAACATTAAATACGACAACATCATACCAATAGGGAGTTTTAAATAATGAAAGTCCCTTGTAAATATTGTAACGGAAATGGTTACAGAAGAATATGGTCTGATCAAACAGAAAAAGAAAAAGTTACAATTCAATGCGCTATGTGTGAATCACAGGGAGAGATTGAATCTGATCAATATGAAAAACCGGAAAGGAACATACAATGAAAACAATTATATTGTTAGCAATTATTGCTGCCTTATTTTTGACAAGCTGTACGTATAGAGTTCAGTTTGGTAAAGCATGTACACCAGGTCACTCTGAATGGAGTTATGTTTGGATACATGAAAAAGGCGAAGTAAACGTATCGAAAGAGAACTGCAATGGTAACTGATGAAATGGCAAAAGCTATGGAAGAAGAATACAAAGAGCAGATAAGGCTTCAAGGTAGAGTGCCTATGACAACTAAGGAAGAGTATAAAAATGCTGATGTTCCCATGTCTGAAAATCCTAAAGATCTTAAAGAAATAATCCATAGACAAGACCAACAGATTAAAGAACTACGTAAACAGCTTAACGCTACGTTAGAGCAATTTAGAAATAAAGGGGCTATATGAGAATAGTTTTGATTATAGCCTTTTTTATTTTAGTAGGTTGTAGTAAAACCTTTGAACCAAATCCTTGGACAACCGTTGCAAGGATGTTAACAGAACAGACACAATGAGTTTGAAAGTAAAAAAATTAATAGTAAGATTAAGAATGTGGTATGCCGACATAAGAGGACACCATGGTAAACGTTGGAATTATGAACCGGGTGATTGGTACATGGGTAGACACAGAAAGAGAGGAAAATGAAACCAAGAACTAGAAGAACAGACTTAATATTTAGAGTTAAATGTATAATGAAAAAATGTAGAGAGAAAGGTAAGTGGGATTTGTTGGCAAGACTCTGTTACAAATATGAAATGACCGCTGTTGGAGAAAGTTATTATGATTAGGACCATACCTGATACGATCTCTTTAATAAAAAGAAAGTATAAAAGATTTATTGATGTCCCGTTGTCCTGGATTGAAACGATCGGCAGTAAAATGAATAGTTACGCATGGCGTAAGCGTTGGCGAAACAGGGACCATGGAACAGGTTATAAAGAATAAGGAGGAAACATGACGAAAGAAAAAAAGAAAGTAGCGTTTTACATTAGATACTACTCTGAGAAAGATGGTAAAATGATAAAGCGTCCTTACGATCCGCACTATGAACTTCAACATGAATTCATTGCACAGGGCAGTGGTAATTTATGTAAGAGGTATTGGGATCAAAAGAAGAATGATTGGCGTACAGCTAAACGTGGCTGGCAGATCATGACCGCTAAATGAGGACCCAAAAATCTAAGAGCGAGGGTAAAAAAGAATATATCCTATCTCTTAGACAACAAGGTCTTTCTTACGGTGAGATTGTCAAAAGAGTTCAATGTAGTAAAGGGACAGTCTCATATCATCTGGGTGAAGGACAACGCGAAAAAACAATTTTACGTAATCGCAAACTTCAATCAGGTATATTTAGAAAAGTTAGAGACTTTGCTTATAAAAATGACCGAGGTGGTCGAGGTAATTATAAAGAAGTTAAAGTTACACGTATTGGCGACATTAGAAAAAAAGCTAGATGTTTTTGTTACGGGTACAAATCAAAGAAGAAAGGAAAATATCAAATGAACAAAAATAATTTAAGATTTAAAGGCAGTAAGGTTTGGAGTTTTTTAGAAAAAGTTTGGCCTGGTATTTGTCTTCAAAATAAAAATGTACAATCGATTAATCAGTGGACCAAAAAACCTGACACAGAAAACGGTGTCCCTGTCATGTATCCTATGGTAAGATGTAAGTTAACTGATGAGATTGTTGATGCAGAGTTGAGCAACGTTCACTGCGATCATGCTGATGGTGATCGAACGAATAATGATACTAATAATTTTACGCTCACTGTTAAACGGTTTAATGAAATGAAGGGTAGGGACTCTTATGAAGACTTTTATAAAAACTGTAAAAAGTTTGTTGAGGTTTATGAAAAATATAATGTTTAATATTCTCATGCTTTTAATGGGTATTGTTGTAATGTTCATTCTGGGTCTAATGTGGATCGTAGATATGTTACCGGAGGTTAATGATGAAGAAGCTAGATAAATATTCTTATAGTAGTTTTAGACAAATCAATGACCAGGGCCCAAGGACCTATGATGTTAACGGTATCAGGCTCCCGTCGGTTACAACCATATTAGATAAGACTAAGGACAAACAATTCTTGATGAATTGGAAAGCGAAAGTTGGCGAAAAAAAGGCAGAAGAGATTAAGAATATATCATCAAAACGTGGCACGAGTTTACATAAACACCTTGAAAACTATATCTTAGGAAAGGGTTATGAAGACCTAACGCCACTTGGACAAGAGGCTAAACGTATGGCTAAGAAGGTCATAGATACCGGATTTTTAGCGATTGATGGATATTACGGGTCAGAGGTCACGTTGTATTATCCTGGCTTATACGCGGGCTCTACGGACCTTGTATGTAGTTATAATGGTAAAGAGGCTATTGTAGACTTTAAACAAGCTAACAGGGCTAAGAGAATAGAATGGGTGCAAGATTATTTCTTACAGGGTGCGATGTATACCATGGCACATAACCATGTTTATGATTCTAAGATTGAGCAGTTCGTGATTATGATGTGCACGCCAGATTTATATTATCAGCAGTTCGAGATTGGTGGTTTAGAGCTGAGGAAGTATCAACATAAGGCGCTCGATAGGATTAATAAATACTATGAGTTGGTTAATGGTCAAAGGTCCGGGGATGCTGATCATGGACCACGGAGCATGGTTCAGGTGACTGCTGAGGAGTTTATCCAAGGAAAAATCAAGACATAATTGTGGCAAGAATGTGGCAAGATTAAGGCAAATTGAGACACATTTCGCCGACACTTTAGGGGTCGGCAAGGGGTCGGCAAGGGGTCGGCAAGGGGTCGGCCGTCGGCGAAAAAGTGTCCATTATGGGTTTTTTGCCATAAAATACAACCAGAGGTTAGGTTTCGCCGACCCCGCCGATACCCCGCCGACCCCTCGCCGATACCCTAGGGGTCGGCGAAAAAAGTGAGTATTATCAATGGTTCTAGGCCCATTTTAGGGGTATTTTGACCTCGCCGACACCTTTTCATGGATTTTTTGTTTCAAGCGCATTATAATATTTTTTTCCATTTAGGGGTCGGCAATCATCAAATGTGGCAGAATTATGGCAAGAAGAAGAAAAAAGTCTAAATATAAACATGCTGTTATCGGCAACAAAAAATATTATTTTTATAAAATAGTATGGATCGATCCGATGGGTGACAGCGGGCATGCGGATGCAACTGAGGTGAAAGAATTAAAACCAGCGACTATGATTTCGCAAGCTTATGTGTTTGAAAAAGATAATAAACATGTCTGGACGTTTGCAAGTTATGATTCAGAGCAAGCAGTATTTTCTGATAGAAATGTATTTCCAAAATGTATAATATCTAAAATGGAGAAGATAAAAATATGAAGAGAGAAAAAGGTAAAAAGTACGACGGTAGATCTAGACCTTCCAATGAAGCATATAAGAATGGTTGGAATGAAATATTCTTGAATAAAGTTTTAAGAGAAGAAGTAGAAATCAACGGTACAGGTACACATAAATATAGATTTAAAGAAGGACCTAACAAAGATAAAGTAGTATAATCTGGGAAACAAAATGATTGATTACTTTTGGAATGGACCTTATATCGATAAGCCTAAAAAGGGAGGAAAACATGTTCAACAAAGACGAAGAAAACAAAAACAAAATCGAACAGTTGGAAGAAAAAGTCGAAACGTTAGAAAACAAGATCGCTAATATTATGGACGTTCTTGAGATGCAAGAAGAAGTTGAAGACGAAGAGATTGAAGATTCTGAAGACGAAGATAATTAGTTTTTATTGTTGCTCTCGATCTGTTTAGGGTCGGGAGTAACATCAATGATTTGTGAGTAGTCCTCTTCTATTTTTTTCATCCTTGCTTCTAGTTCTTCAATAGACATTTCATCTAACTTACCTGTCTTAATAATTTTTCTATCTATATATAATCCGGCCGCTTTACCTCTATTGGCTTCTGCATTTACAGCTGATGAGAATGAACCTTTTTTTAGCGCAGCCTCTCTAAGTCTTGCTAGTTCAGCAACGTGTCCTTCGTAAGTGACCTCATGTTTTTTAAGTCGTTCTTGTTTTAGTTTATCTACATACTGTACAACGAGCGGTGATTTTCTTGGGTTCATGAGCTCTGATCCTTCACTTCTGGCTCGCTTCTCACTGTATCCAGCTTTTATGGCCGCCTCAGTTTGTGACATTGGCCCGTCTGGTCCGCCAAATACAATGTATTCAGCAAATCTCATTTGCATTTCTGTTAATTTCTTGTGTCTACCCATGCTTGACAATTTAAGGTAGCACTCCTATTATGTCAAGGAACATAAAGATATATGTACGTTAAACACTTACAGGAATATTTAGATAAATTTACAGACGGTCGTAAAGGAAACGCTGTGTCTAATGCTAAAATATTTATTCACGTGAACGGCTATCTTGAAGAGATTAAAAGAATTGAAGTTCAAGAGAATGCTATACCCACGCCTGGGGCTGAGTCAATAAGAGTTGTCCTTAAACCCAACAAAGAAGAAAGATTAATACTTCCACCTGGCTACATCAAAGACTACTAGTCGCTTGCGCTTGTCCGTTTCGCCTGTGCGTTCCTTACAAAGCGCTCGCTGTTTTCAGCGTTTAGACTATCTGCTTTTCGCTTGCGCTTGTGGTTTTCGCTTGGGTCTACCCGCTTGTGGTTTGCGCTTGTCCGTTTCAAACCAGCTTGTATCCCGGCCGTTTTTTCTGCACCATTCATAATGATTAAGTCTTATTTCTGTTTCAAACTTACTTGTTTTCATCTACTAAACTTATCCATAATTAAACCAATTACAGACAATATAACTAACGTCCAAAATGGGAGCGTCACTAGAAAAAATGCTATAAGTGTTTCCATTTAATTATTTTGTAAATGATCTAATAAGTTTAAACCCATCGCCACTCGTTTCGCCTCTTTGTGGTTTCTACACATACAAAAAGTAAAAGTATCAGTATCACCAAAGTTTCCCATAACTTCATTCCCTTGCGCCCAATACCAACCCTCTTTGTTGATCTGTCTTATATTACTATCTGTCAACGTCTGGAAC